ATTACCTGGACCGAGCGCGCCAACCCGAAGAATTTTGCCCTGAATGGCATTACGTGGTCTGGAACCCAATTTGTGGCCGTTGGCGCCGCTGACGGCACGGATGCGTACATCGTCACCAGCCCGGATGGTATTACCTGGACGGAGCGCGCCAACCCGAAGAATTTTGCCCTGAATGGCATTACGTGGCTGAGTGACAAATTTGTGGCCGTTGGCGCCGCCGACGGTACCGATGCGTATATCGTCACCAGTCCCGACGGTATTACCTGGACGGAGCAGGTCAATGCGAAGAATTTTGCCCTGAATGGCATTACGTGGTCCGGAACCCAATTTGTGGCGGTCGGCAACGCCGACGGTACCGACGCCTACGCGGTGTCGGATGCCACCGTAACGCTCACGGCCTCCGAGCCGATATTTGCCAGTACCGACGTGGGCCGCATGGTGCGCCTCAAGCACTCGTCCACCTGGGGCTACGCGAAGGTTTCAGCGTACACAAGCCCGTGGATTGTTGAGGTCACGATAGGTTCGGCTTTCGCGGCCACAACCGCCACAGTGGACTGGCGCCTCGGCGTCTGGTCGGACACGACCGGATATCCCGGCGCGGTCGCTTTCTATGAGGACCGGCTGGTATTCGCCGGCAGTGAATCAGAGCCGCACCGCATTGACGGATCGAGAAACGGGGCGTACACAAACTTTTCCCCTACCGGCACCGACGGTGTGGTGGCGAATGATAGTGCCGTGTCGTTCTCGCTCAATTCCGGCAGCGTAAACCGTATTTTTTGGCTTGAGAACGACGAGAAGGGGCTGCTGGCGGGCACCGCGCGAGGCGCGTGGGTGGTGCGCCCGTCGGTGTTGAGCGAGCCGTTGACGCCGACAAACATATCTGCCAAGCAGTTCACCACGTTTGGCAGTAAGAATGTGCAGGCGGTGCGCGCGGGTCGCGCGGCCCTGTATTCACAATGGGACGGTCGCGTGCTGCGGGAGATAAGTTACGGCGTGAACAAGGACGGCTTTGGCGCCAAGGATAGCTCGATCGCATCCGGGCACATTACTGAGACCGGCATGGTCGAACTGACGTATCAGCAGTACCCGCACGAAATAGTGTGGGCGGCCCGCACCGACGGCGGGCTGATCGGCATGATCTACGCGCTGCCCGAGAGCGAAGAGGCTCCGATCCGCGGCTGGCATCGGCACACGCTGGGCGGGGTGTTTGTTTCTGGCAACGCGGTGGTCGAGTCCGTCTCGGCGGTCCCTTCGGCGGACGGTACCTATGAGCAGCTATGGATGATTGTCAAACGCACCATTAATGGCGCGACGGTGCGCACTGTCGAGTACATGAAGAATTTCTTCGAGACCGGCGTGGACGCTATTGCAGACGCTTTCTTCGTGGATTGCGGCCTGACGTATGACGGCGTGGCGACGACCGTTATTGGGGGCCTGTGGCACCTTGAGGGGCAGACGGTAACGATTCTGGCGGACGGCGCGGCGCACCCGGACAAGGTTGTCACGAACGGTAAGGTGACGCTCGACCGGTCGGCAACGAAGGTGCACGTTGGGTTGTACCAGAATGCTGACGGCGAGACGCTGCGCTGGGAAGCCGGCGCAAAAGATGGCACGGCGCAGGGCAAGACACAGCGCATCAACTACTGCGCATTCCGGCTGGACAGCACGGTCGGCATGAAATTCGGACCGGACTTCGACAACCTGGATGAGGTCTTGTTTCGTGACAGCGACGACACCACGGGGGCGGCGATTCCGCTGTTTACCGGAGACAAGGGCGAATCCTTCAGCGGCGACTACAGTACCGACGCGCGCGTGTGTTTTCGCCAGCATTTGCCACTGCCGTTCACGTTGCTGGGCATCTACCCGCAGCTTACGACTCAGGACAAGAACTGATGCCGGTGACCGTTCCATTCCGTGCCGAGCACTTGCGGACGCTGACGCCGCAGCCGGAGCAGCGCGCCGAGTTGGAAGCGGCTGTTGCGAGCGGTCAGGAAGGGTACGGCTGGACGGTGCAAGTGGGCGGCAAGGCCGTTGCCTGTGCCGTTCTGGTTGGCAGTGGCCACCGTGGCGCGGTGTTCGCGTTTATTGGGGCGGATGCCGGCCCGTATATGCGGCGCGTATATCGCGTGGCCGAGCGCCTGTTTGATACGGCCCCGTTCAGGCGCATCGAGGCTACGGTACTTACCGGCTTCGCCGCCGGGGACCGATGGATGCGCATGTTAAAATTTGAATTAGAGACCCCGAACGGCATGCGAGCCTTCGGGCCGGGCGGCGAGACGCATTCGTTGTACGCGAGGATTAAATAAGATGGCTTGGGCCGGTGCAGTAATCGGACTGATTGGCGGGCTGGTCAGCGCCAGCGGGAAAGGCGCGGAAGGTCGCAAGGCCGAGAAAGAATTCAATATCAACGCACGGATTGCTGAAGAGAACGCCCAGCTGGCGCGCGACGCGGCAGCCGACGACATTCTGAGCCTCAAGCGTACCGCCTACAAAACGGAAGGCGGCATTCGGGCAGGCTATGGCGCCTCGGGCGTTTCCGCCGGCAGCGGCAGTGCCCTCGACGTACTGGCGGATAGCATGTCTCAAGCGGTGCTCGACCAGAACCGCCGCAAATTGCAGGGCGAATTGGAAGCCCGGGACTTTATTAATCAAGCCGCCTCGGGGCGCCGGTACGGCCGGGCTGCGCGCACCGGCGGTAACTATGGCGCGGCCGGGCAGGCACTATCCAGTGTTGGGCAGTATTACAGTAGCAAATAAACGAGACCCACATGCCGATCATCAGAGAATATAACCAGCAGCTGAACGCGCCGAACCGGCCGATCTCACAGTCGGCGGACCCGCGCGCGGCGGGCGCGGCGTACCGTGGTATGCAGGCGCTCGGGGAGGGGATTCAAGACCTTGGCAAGGACGTGTTTGATGTCGCCGAGCAGCACGAGCAGGCCAATTTGCAAGTGGATCTTGCCAAGGCCCGCGCCGACCTTACGGCCAAGATGCAGCGTGCCAAGGAAACCGGCGAGGCGTCCGACCCTGAGTATGTGAAGTATGCCACCGAGGCGGCGCAGGAAATATCCGCCCAGCTGGCCGAGAAAATGACAACCCGCCGCGGCATGAACACCGCGCGCGTTATGGGGTCGCAGCTGTCCGCCAGCGTGCAGACGCAGGCGATTCACGACAATGCGTCGGCGATCGGGGAGCAGGCCAAGCTCACGGCGCTTGAAACGCAGAACATCAACCGCATGACGCTTGCCAGTAGTCCGCAGCAGTTCACGGCGGTTCTGGGCGAGACGCGGCAGTACATCGACTCGCTGACCAACATTGACGCCAATCTGCGCCAGCGCATGCTGATCGAGGCTGAGGATGGTCTGGCGACCGCCGCCATTCAGGGCGTTATTCGCACCCGCAGCCCCGAGGAAGCCAAGCAGATTCTGGACGCCCGGCAGATGGACGGGTTCCTGTTGGCGGATAGCAAGAAGAGCCTGTACGCCGAAGCTGACCAGGCGATCCGGGCGCGCGAGGCGGAAGCTATTCGGCTGGAAGCGCACCAGAAACGGTTGGAAGAAAAAGAGCATCAGGAAATCGGCAAGGACTTTGTTGCCAAGATGAACTCTCCAAATGGTAATCAGTTGTCCACCAAAGAGATACTGGCTTCCAAGTTGCCGTGGCAGACCAAGGAGCATTTCATCAAGGCGTTGTCGGAGGGATCGAGTGCGAAAGCTGATCCGAGAACCGTAAACGAGCTGATCCGGCGCATTCATTTGCCGGACGCAGACCCGCGCAAGATTTCGCACGACGCCCAGCTGCTTGCCTACGTCGGCCGAGGGCTAGACTTGAAGGCGTTGAATGATGTGCGTAGGGAATTTGACGAGGTGCGCGACCCGTCCAACCAGCCGCTGAATGACGTGCGCAAGACCATGTTGAACAGTGTCAAATCGCAGATCGCCAAGTCCACCATGTTCGCGGCGGACCCGGCTGGCGAAGAGCAGTTTTACAAATACCAGCAGTATGTGGCCTTGCGCGTGCAGCAGACCCGCGAAGCCAGCGAGGATGTATTCGATCTGTTCGACCCGCGCAATCAGAACTACCTTGGCAGCAAGGACGTGCTTCAGCAGTTCCAGCGCAGCCCGCAGGAGCAGATGGCGGATATGGCCGAGCGCATGAAGCGTGGCAATCAGAAATCTGAGATTGCTTGGCCCGGCGGTAAGCCGCCGGAGCGGCAGCCTGGCGAGACGCCCGCGCAGTATCTGGAACGACTCAAGAAGGCCGGGAAATGAACGGCGTCCAAGAGATTGAGCAACTGAAGGCCGCCGGGTTCAGCGGCGAAGAGATCGCGCAGCACGAGGCCGACCAGCGGGTTGCGCTCAGCAAGGCGGGGTTTTCGCAAGGTGAGATCGACAAGCACTTCGGTACTCAGCCCGCCAACATGAAGGCGGTCGAGCAGTATTTTTCCGGTGTGGCCTCGGCGCTGCAGCAGGAAGCGGCGCCTGCGGAAGGCGGTCCGAAAAAAGCGGCTAGCTTCTCGGAGTATCTGGACGCCGGCTGGCAAGTGTCCGTAACCGGGTTGAAGCAGCGCGGGGAGCTACCAGACGTTACGGCCGAGGAAGCCCCGTGGTACGGCAGGCTGGCCGCCAACGTGGCGACGCTGGCTGGGGATGCGCCGTCGATGCTGGTAGGCGCGGTAGCTGGCACGGCACTGACTCGAAGCCCTATTGTTGGCGCCGGGGCCGCTTTCGGGTTGCCGATGGCGCTGCGCGAGGCGCTGATCCAGAACATCAAGAATGGGTCGGTGAAAGACCCGCAAGACTTTATCGACCGCACGCTGGCGATCGCGTGGGAAGGCGGCAAGGGATTCGTCACCGGCGCGGCTACGTTGGGCGCCGGTAAGGCCGCCGGGCTTCTGCCAGTTGCCAGCCCCGCCGCGAAGACCGGGGCGCGGCTTGCTGCGGAACTGACAACGATGACGACCGTTGGGCATGCGCTCGAAGGCCATTTGCCGACTGCGCAGGCATTCCTGGACGGCGCGATATTGCTGGGGGGCTTGAAAGGCACGGTGCACGTGAGCGGCAAGCTGATGGAGATTTACCACAAGACCGGCAAGCTGCCGGCGGAAGTGGTGCAGGACGCGGCGGAAGACGCCACGATTAAGCAGTCGATTCTGTCCACCAATGAGCAGATCCCGACGGCGTACAAGGATTTGGTACGGGGCGCGATTGAAGCGGCCAAGCCAAAGCCCGAGAAGCCCGCACGCGACCTGACCGGCCGCAGCGAAGCCGAGCAGACCGTGCTGGCCCGCGTGGCCGGCGAGCAGAAGAAGCCTGGCTACTCGTGGGACAAATTTTACACGGAAGTAGTGAACGACTTGCACCCGATATTCAAGGCCGTGGAAGAGCTGGGCGGCAAGGATTTGCCCGTCGAGCAGCATGCTGGCAAGTTGGCGCAGCTCACGCGCGGCTCAATCGGTAAGGCCGACCAGGCGCTTGAGTTTGCCATCTTTGATCCAAAGACGCTGAAGAACGTCGGCGAAGGATTGAAGGACCGCATGCGCCCGGTGGCCGAGGATCTGGACGGCTGGCGCGCGTACGCCTTGTCGAAGCGCGCGGTGGAGTTGGACCAGAAAGGAATCGTTACCGGCATTGACATCGCAGCCGCCAAGCGTGTTGTGGCGGACGGCAAGAAGAACAAATACGAGTACGAAGTCGTGAGCCAGAAGGTAACGGAGTACCAGAACTGGCTGGTCGATAACTTGGCCGAGTCTGGCATTCTTTCCAAGGACGCCGCTGCCGCCATGAAGGAAGCGCACAAGGACTACGTGCCGTTCTATCGTCTTATGGACGAACCGGGTGCCGGCCGCGGAGCTGGCGTAGGCATGCGCGTGCGCGACCCGATAAAAGGCATTAAGGGCTCCGAGCGGCAGATTCTCGACCCCATCGAATCTATAATCAAGAACACGTACCTGTACGCGCAGCTTGCTGACCGCAACATGGTCGGGCGGGCGATGGTGGAGCTGGCCGAGAAGCACCCGCAGGGAGCGGAGTTTCTGACGCCGGTTCCGCAGCGGCTCAGCAAGGTCAGCATCAGCGACGCCGAAATAAACAGATTTCTTAAAGAGCAGGGCATCGACGAGCGGGTAAGCGAGGCGATGTCGGTCTTCCGCGCCGGAGGATTCAACCCCAGCCCGGACACGATTGTTGTGTTCCGCAACGGCGAGAAAGAAGTGTTCAAGGTCAGCCGCGACTTGGCCGACGCCTTCAATAAAACAGACCGGTTCACGGCCGGCTTGTTGCTGAAAGTCCTGTCTACGCCGGCATCCATGCTGCGCGCGGGCGCCGTGCTGTCTCCCGACTTTATGGCGCGCAACTTGGCCCGCGATCAGCTATCCGCATTTATCAACTCGGATTCCGGCTACCGCATGGTGACTGATTCGCTGCGTGGCATGCAGCAGATAATCGGCAAGACCGAGGTGTACCAGAATTGGTTGAAGTCTGGCGGTGCCAATGCGGCGCTGGTGAACATCGACCGGCAGTACATCGCCCACAAGGTATTTAAGTTAGACGAGCAAACCGGGTTCATCGGCAGTGCCGTCAACGTCGTAAAGACCCCGATCGAGCTGCTGCGCGTGGCCTCTGAACTGCTTGAGAACGGCACACGCATCGGCGAGTTTATGCGCGCCTCGAAGGGGGGCGACAAGGCGGCGCTGCTCGAGGGTGGCTTTGCCTCCCGCGAAGTAACACTGGACTTCTCGCGTGTCGGGGCCAAGACCCGCGCAGTGAATCAGATAACCGCGTTCTGGAATGCACACGTGCAGGGCCTGGACCGCACCGCCCGCAAGTTCAAGGAAGACCCGATGGGCACGACCGCCAAGGTAGCGGCGGCCATCACCCTGCCGTCGGTGCTGCTGTGGTGGGCGAACCACGACGACCCCCGCTGGAAACAGATTCCCGACTGGCAGAAAGACCTGTTTTGGATTGTGATGACGGATGACCACGTGTATCGCATCCCGAAGCCGTTTGAGTTGGGGCTGATCTTCGGCACGTTACCGGAGCGCGCCCTGGACGCGGTTTACGACGCCGACCCAAAAGCGTTCAAAGGCATGGGTGAAACAATCCTGAAGAATATCGTGCCGGACTTCCTGCCAACGGCTGCCGCCCCGATCCTTGAACAGTGGGCGAACCGCAGCACGCTGTCCGGCCACACGCTCATTCCCCGCACCCTGGAAGGCCTGCTGCCGCAGTACCAGGCCACGCCGTACACCACGGAGACAGCCAAGGCCCTCGGCAGCATCATCGGATCGGTGCCGGGCCTGCATGACTCGCAGGCGGCTTCGCCGATTCTTGCAGAGAACTACCTGCGCGCATGGACCGGCGGGCTCGGCATGTACGCCTTGCAACTGGCCGATGCGGGGCTGCGCAAATCGGGCGTGTTGCCGGATCCCGTGAAGCCGGCTGACACGCTGGCCGACATTCCGTTCGTCAAGGCATTCGTGGTCCGGTATCCGTCGGCCAGCGCGCAGCCAATTCAGGATTTCTATGATCGCTACGAGCGTAACCAGAAGGTGGTCAAAACCGTGCAGTATCTCGCCCAACAGGGTAATCAGGACGCTGTACTGATCGAGATGGCGCTGGCGCCGGATGCGCTGATGACGATGACCGGCGCCCGCGAGGCGATTTCAAATATGTCCAAGTTCGTGCGCGATGTCTACATCAACCCGGGATTCTCCCGCGACGACAAACGCCAACTGATCGACGCCGCGTATTATCAGATGATCCAGACCGCCGAACTGGCAAACGCCCTCATGGATGAAGTGGAGAAGACAGTACCAAAATCGCTTTTCGACGACCTCGGTGTTGCGAAATAAGCAACATATTGGCATAATGAATACATTGGGGGATTTTACATGACCGTCAGCACGACCGATAACCGAGGCTCCTACGCTGGTAATGGCGTAACGACGGTTTTCTCCTTTCCGAACGCGTTCTTGGCCGACGCCGACCTGGTGGTGCTGGACGTTCTGGACTCCACGGGCGCCGAAACCGTAAAAACCCTGACCACGCACTACACCGTTTCCGGCGCCGGCGACGCTGCCGGTGGCTCGGTAACGATGCTGACCGCCCCGGCGGCCGGCCACACGCTGGTCATATATCGCGACCCGGCGTTGACCCAGCCGATCGACCTTGTGAACGGCGACCTGCTCAATGTCGAGACTGGCGTCGAACGTGGCTTTGATCGGGCGGCGATGCAGATTCAACGTGTGCGGGATATCGTTGATCGCTCTTTGCATCTGCCGGAAGGGGATGTTGGATTCACGGCGGCGGATCTCGAGCTGCCGGCGGAAGTTGATCGGGCGAGTAAATTCCTGGCCTTTGATGCAGATGGGAAGCCAATCGCGACAGCTGGCATTGCAGGCACAGTAGTTGTCTCGCCGTTTATGGAAACGGTCGTGGACGACACCAATCAAGATGCCGCCCTCGTGACGCTTTTGAGCGGCGCGGACGGTAACGCGGCGTTGACAAATCTCGAAGCTACCCGCTCTGAAACAGGGGCGACGGCAGTTCCGGTGCTGACAAAGCTCCGAGAGTGCATCAGCGTTTTCGATTTTATGACCGCCGCACAGATAGCGGACGCAGTGGCAAGAACCGCGTCGCTGGATACCACGGCTGCGATTCAAGCGGCACTCACCGCAGCCAATACAATTACCGGCGGCACGGTATTCATCCCAGCCGGAACCTATAAGGTGACTGGCGCCCTCACATTGTACAAGAACACGGTCCTTAAAGGCGCCGGAAAGGCGGCGTCTATCCTCCTGTCCAACCACACAGGCGACGGCATAAACTCAACGTGGCCGATAAACTCGTCTACCCCGGTGAACATAGTAGTCGAGCATCTGCAACTGAAAAATACCAATGCCGCTAACACGGGCGGGGGATTCGTAGATGTCGGAGGGACGTACTGGTCCCTGCGTGACTGTCACATCGAGGGCTTCAAATACGGGGGGATCCTGGATCAGTCAGAACTTGTAGAGATAGATACTTCCACGTTCCAGTTCCAGCTCCTGTGCGCGGTATGGCTAGTGAACGGCGATCAGCACACAGTCGGCGCCAGCAATCTATATACAAACCGCATCAGCATTAAGCGCACACAGATAAATAACAACGCTACCGCCGGGCTATACGGGATTATTGATGAAGGCGGGTACGCGCACACATTTGAAGCGTTGAATTTTAATGGGTGCGACACTCACGTATACCTGGCAGGGGTGGCGCCGGTGCTATTCGTTTCCTGCGAGTGGGAAGGCGCGGCTACCAGAAACGTGCTCTCCGAAGCCGTGCGATACCACGGCGGGGGTGCGGTGGGCTCTTCTGTTGGGGTTATATTCCAATCTAACCTTTTTGTCCCGGATGCGGGCGCTACCGATTCGCTCAACTTTAACTATGGCGGCCCGCTGAACTTAGTTGGTAATTACTGGTCTGGCGCGCACAGCCCAAAAATAGCGGGCGTCGCCAACATAGCCCACGTCGTTTCACTGGGGAATCAATACGACGCCGGGGCCTTGTTCACACAATCCGCATACTATCAGCACGTCACCATGGATTGGCTGGTTGGCGGAACAGGTTCAGGGCTTACCATCGGCACCAATACCAATGGTATCAAGAAGTACCTGTACGCAACAGCCACTTGGGATCCAGCAAGTATAGCTAACACCGCTTCGGATAACGTCTCCGTGTCGTGTCCCGGTGCCGAAGTGGGCGATTTATGCCTCGCGGGTTTTAATTCTATCGCTGGATCTGGCTGGACTATCGACGCCCAATGTGTCACGGCCGACAACGTACTGGTGCGAATTACTAATTTAACAGGTGGAGCCGTTGATCTGGCGTCTGGAACTGTAAAAGTGTGCGTGTTCAAGAGCTAGAGGCACAACGCATGACCTTCATCGACAACCACGAAGCCGTCAAGCATGCGGGAGACATCGCAGCGGTATCTATCACCATAGGTACTATTGTGAGCTTTCTTCCCGCACTCGCCGCGGTCTTCACGATCATCTGGACCGGCATCCGCATCTGGGAAACGAAGACGGTCCAGCGGTTCCTCCGGAAGCGGAAGCGTCGGGCCTAAGGAATTAAAATGAGCAAATTGGTTGAAGCCCAATCCGAGTTCTCCGTGTCGGTGGCGCGGCTGATCCTGCGCGCGTACCAGCTTGGCTACCAGGTCACGTTTGGCGACGCCTACCGCGACCCGCGTGTGACCTACGGACACCCGAACAGCGTGCACCGCAAACGCCTGGCGGTTGACCTAAATCTGTTCAAGGACGGGAAATTTCTAACCGCCACAGAAGACCACAAGGTGCTCGGCGAGTGGTGGAAATCACAGCACCCGCTGGCCCGGTGGGGCGGTGATTTCGAGGACGGCAACCACTATTCATTCGAGTGGGAGGGGGTTAAATGAACATCTTCAAATGGTTCGTCAGCGGCAGCGAGGCAGCCGGCAAGGTACTGGACGGCGCCGTGAAGGGCATCGACGCGCTGGTCTACACGGAGGAAGAGCGGGCCGTGATGAAGCAGAAGCTCGGCGACCAGTGGCTTGAATTGCAGAAGGCGCTGGGCGAAGAGACCACGGTGCGTAGTGTCACCCGTCGCATCCTGGCGGTGCTGATTGTGGTGCCGTTCGTGTTCCTGATCCTGTTCGCGGCGTTCGTGTACAAGTTCGACATGGAGTACGCCAAGTTCCTGCTGGCCCTGGCCGAGAGCCAATTCGGCTGGTTGGTGTTGGGCGTGGCAGGCTTCTACTTCGGCCCGTACATGATGAACCGCGGTAAATAATCCGTGCCCCCGCTCCTGAAGGCCGTGTACGAGCGCCTGCGGGATGCGGGGTACTACGACGTGGACTGGATTGACCGGCTGGGCTGGAAAATCTTTACGGTGTTTGTGCTGATTCTATTGCTGGCGTAGGGTTCATCATCCGTTCCAGCAGCCCGGCCGTGTTGGCCGCCGCCTCGTGTGCCTTCTCATCCACCAGATGCGCGTACCGCTTCGTCGTCTGCGCGCTGGCGTGGCCTAGCAGCTCGCCGATCTGCGCCAGGCTGTAGCCCGCCTCGAGCGCCGCGGACGCGAAGGTGTGCCGCAGGCCATACAGCCGCAGATCCGGCACGTCCGCCTCGATGCGCAGCTTGTTCCAAATGTGCTTCGGGCTCTGGATACTGAAGAGCCGGCCATCCCGGCATCTTGGCAGCCCGTCTATAACCCGCATCACCTGGGGCGGCAAGAATACCGGCTTGGCGCCCGTCTTGGAGTCGGGTAGGCGCAGTACGCCGCCAGCGCCCACCCGTTCGACCCACTCCCGGCGGGCCTTGGTTATCTCAATCGGCCGGGCGCCGGACAGCATTAATAGGTATATGAAGGCCACCGCCTGTGGGTTGGCCGCCTCGTGGGCCGCCAGCGCAGCGGCCACCCTTGGTGCCTCGCTCTTGGTCATGTAGCGGGTACACTTCTCTTCCTTGAATCGTTTCACGTGGCGGCAGGGGTTGGCGCCCGCCGGGCGCATGCGGTTTTTCTCGGCGTAATTGAACATGCAGGACAGGGTAGCCAGTACCCGGTTTGCCATATACGGGGAATCCTTCAGCGCCTTGTGCAACTGGTCAACATCCTCGTGCTGCAGCACGGCGGCTTTGCGCTTGCCCAGCTTGGGGTTGACATACTTGTTGACAATCTCCGTGTACATCTTAAGCGTGCGCGGCTTTATCCTCCCCCCGTGGTCATCTAGCCAGCGCGCGCCGAGATCCGCCATCGTCGGCGCCAGGCGCTCCATCTTCCAGTCGGCCATCGGGTCGCCGCCAAGCGTGACCTTCGCCAGCCACTCCCGCGCCGTTTCGCGCGCCTGGGTGAGCGTCATCAGCTCGATGTCGGCCAGCTTCGGGCCGCGCTGCTGGCCGGTGCGGGTGCGGTAATTGAGATAGAAGGCCTTGCGCCCCTGATCGGATACGCGCAGGCACAGCCCGCGCACCGTGTCGTCCCAGATGCGGTCGCCGGGCTTGGCGTCAGCGATGATTTTATTGTTTAGGGGCACGATAAGAACGCCGTATCCCCCGCACTTCATAGCAAAGAAAAAACATCCCGGCCATGAGCGCCGGATACTGCCAGTTTGAACGCGAGGTCGCGTCGAGTAGGAGTGCAATTGCAGCGCAGCTAAATCCAAAGGATAGGTACAACCGAGACACGAGCATTTCTTTACCTCCGTACTGGTGTTGTCAAAAACACTGCGTTGAGCAGACCCCCGCAGAGCAGCAGGTCGTGCAGAACTGCATCTTGCCGTCGGCCTGCGTGACCGTGCTGTGAGTGCAGCCGTCGGACGCCAAGGCTGCGGCGGACAGCGCGAATAATATGGATAGCAGTAGGGTGCGCATGTTGTTCTCCTGTGTGATATGGTGCTGTGATTCTAGCCACGGTGTTGCCGGAATGTCAACCTCTAGGCAGCACACTGGCAGCAGGAATGCGGTACACAAGCAGGTTTAGCGGTAAGATACGGGACGCACAAAGCCCGGATTTCCGCCATTTAGTATACGGCGGTATCCTCCGGTAGCCCCTCCGAACAGACTCTTAATCAGTAGGTCGTAGGTTCAAATCCTACACGGCCCACCATTTTATTTCAGTGACTTACGACGGGTGCGCTTGCGGGGCGTTTTGGCTGCTGGCAGCACGCTGGCAGCAGACCGCCGCCGCGCCCACACGCCGAGCTTGAGACCGGTAATGACAGCCAGCATCGCCAGCGAGACCAGCAGCAGCACAACCCCTCCCAGCATGACGTACAGAAGCCAGTTCACATCGACCCCCTCGCCATCCGGCGTTGCACGCTGACCATGTACTTGACAACCGGGTTGGCCGGGCCGCCGTTATAGGCCGCCATCAGCACCGCCGGGTTGTCGGTTTCCAGTTGCTCGATGAGCCACACCAGATAGGCGGCGGCCCACTCGACGTTCTTGTAGGGGTTCCACAGGGCGGCGGCGATCGTGCCGCCCGGGTACGGCACGCTGCCGCGATACAGGAGCGCCCATGTGCTCGGGCCGACCACCCCGTCACGCTTGGCACCCGTGGCACGCTGGAACGCAGCCACGGCCTTCTCCGTAAGGCGTCCATACACCCCATCTGCTGCCACGTCAAAGCCCCACAGCGTAAGCTGGGTCTGTATCTGGCTCACGGTGCCACCCCGGGCGCCGCGCCGGAAGAACACCTGGTGGGCGTTGTCCTTGCAGTTGCAGACCATTTGCACGGTGGCTGGCTTGATCTGGCACACGCCAATCTCGCCATGCTGCCCGGCCACGTTCCGCCAGTGGGATTCCTGTTCACAAATGGCGCGCAGCATGCCGGTCGGCAAGTCGTAGGCGATCTCCACCTTGGCGGCGTGCACCTCAAGCTGCTCGACCGTGGCCGCCCGGGCGTCGCCCATGAGGACGAGCAGGAGTATCCAGCCTACGCAGATCGCTGCTGCCTTGTATAGAAAAGGGTCGGTTTGTTTACGCATTGGAACCTCCTGCGGCAGCGGCCGCGTCAAGAGCAGGGAAATTTTTAGTGCGGTGTTCGTCGCCCCAGGCGTCCCAGCCAGCGCGGCCAGACCGGGCGAACAGTTCCAAGTACGGGCCGGGGCTCATGCGCTCGACCATCTCCTGAAACGCCGGCGGCTTCGCGGAATGTTTCGGCTTTCCACGTTCGTCATACGGCCGCTTCCAGTTGAACCACGTGGTATTCGTGCGGCCCAGAGATGGCAATGCGCCCCGGCGGCAGAACAGCACGTATTCGGTAGATATGCCGTAGGCACCGCCGAGGCCTCCGCCCATTGGATTCTTTGCCCACGTCAGCAGCGTTGAGTATTGAAAGCCCCATGCGCGCGCTACAGTGAAGGCGGCCTCCACATATTTATTGATCGTCCACAGATATAAATGCGCGTTATCGTCGGCCAACTCCGCCACCGGCAGCGCCGCGATCTGCTCAACAGCCATGCTTGGGTATGCCAACGGGCGGCTTGCGCCAGTGGCGTCACCGAAACCCATCCGGCCGCACAGCGGCCCCGCTTTAACTTCCCACGGCGGATCAGCGACTATGGTTGCGTATCGCATGCCGCCCCCCGTACTACGTTGGCCCGCTCCCAGGCTTCCACCTCGGCAAGCGGGTACAGCACCGGCCGACCCGGGATGAACCCCGGGCCTTCGCCGAGGACGCGCCAGTTCGCCAACGTCTGCGGTTTGCGGTGCAGGCGCTCGGCGAGTTCTTTTGTGGTGAGGTGCGTTGTCATAAAAACAACACCGAATCCAAATAAGCGCCGATCACTTCGGCCGCGACTTGCGGGACGATGGCATTGCCGTAGCCTCTCAGTCTTGCGACTCTGTTTTTACCTTTTTGGATGAGCGGGGCGTAAATGAGACGTTCCTCGTGCGGACGGTCGGGATAACTCTGAAGGCGCACAAGTCCCAAGCTATCGGATAGCCCATCAGCCAGCCGCTCAGTCGCGGGTTCAACTGGCCGCGCTTTTCCATCGGCACATCCGATAAACTCAAGCTTCGCCCAAGGATTTGCATCACCGGATCGTCTTGCTTCTTGTTCGGATTCCAGCGAAACGCCGACCTTTCGGAGTCGTGCGCCATCGGAGCGCAAGGTGTGCTCCATGCCGCCAAGTCCACCACCTTCCGCGAGTAGTCGTTGTTCCCCGCTGGGTTGTTGCCGTTCTGCGCTGGGGTTCCGGCCATTGGTGTCGGCCAACTCGCGAACTTCACCACATGCTCCAGGCTCACGGTATGCTTGCGCCCGTCCGGCGTTCTCCCCGTCGCGCTCATCTTTTCGATACTCACTGATCGGCCCCCGCTCGGAGTGTTGGGCGTCGGCCACGATCCACGCTCGTTGCCGGATGTGCGGTGCCCCGACGCTGCAAGCCGGTAAACCGTGCGCCCCGACGGCGTAACCGATTCCTTCCAGGTCATCTTGAACAAGGTCGAGCCAGCCGTGCTTAACCGCGCTTTCAACCTGCTCGCCAAAGATGACGCCAGGGCGGCACTGCGCGATGAGCCAGAACCAGTCCGGCCATAGGTGCCGCTCGTCATCAAACCCGCCGCCTTTGCCTGCCGCGCTGAAAGGTTGGCATGGGCAGGAACCGGTCCAGACGGGACGGTCGTCGGGCCACCCGGCAAGGCGCAGGGCGTAGCTCCAGCCTCCGATGCCGGCGAAGAAGTGGCACTGGGTGTATCCAGCGAGGTCGTTGGGCGTGACATCGGCAATGCTCCTTTCGTCAACATCGCCGGGCGCGATATGCCCGGCTTTGATTAGCTCGCGCAGCCAGGCGGCGGCGTTCTTGTCGTGCTCGTTGTAGTAGGCTGTCATTTTTCCCACACGATCTTGGCTAGTTCCGCATTAATCGCTTCAAGCAGCTCTTTACAGCTATGCGGCTTTACCTCTGAGCACCCATGCCTGCATTCGAGCGGCCTGTCATGTTGCACGCACACGTCTTCTACCGGCTTGCAGCCCCACCTGTTTGCTGGCTTGTTCCTTCTACGTTCGCTCATATCATTTCTCCCACTCCACGCGATGCCCGATATACCGCTCCCAGCTATCGCGTGCCGTACCGAGCGCCGGGATGGAGTAGGCATATGTCAGCTTGTCGCCGTGGCGCACGCGCTTGCGTTCCACGCCGGCGCATTTACTCAGCGCCCGGCCGATGGCGGTGGCTTCGGGGAGGCGCGAGCGAATGCCGCGCTCCTTGGCGTGCCGGGAGAACGCTTGGCGCAGTTGATCGGTGTCGGAAGTCTCGGGCCAGCCGTCGAAGTCGCCGCCAACGACCTTCCCGTCACGCAGGCATTCCAGCCACCATTCTTCGGTCATGCCTAGCGAGGCGTGCTTCTGGTCGAGTAGGCCTTGCGTCGCCGGCGCTTCGTTGAGGTCGATGCCGGTAAGATCGAAGTCGAGAAGGTAGCGAAGTAGGAGTCGATAGCCTCCACGTTCCATCCCTTCTCGCATCGCTTGAAAGAAAGGACGGTCTTGTTTCCGGCCCTCTCCAATGTCAAAGACAGCGTATCGGCGTTCGTCGTGCGATGCAGGTACGAGCCAATCTTCGTTGCCAATGATCGCAACGCGCATGCGGTTGGCTGCTTTATAAGGTTCATAACCTTTCCTCTCGATGAATAGCTTTGGCTCGGTAATAAGCTCCTTCAACATGCCCTCAATTTGTTTGTCCCCGGACCAAAAGGCCTCGTTGAATACCATGAAGAGCGTATGCTCAAGGTGGCTGTTGAATTGCCCGGCCAGGTACCGCCGGTTGGCGGCCACGGAGAAGTGCGCGTCAATTAGCGCCCCGACACGCTCGACCACCGCGTTCTTGCCGACGCCCTTGGAACCACGGAACACAAGTGCCACCAGCGGCTTTTCATCCGGGCGCTGCACCAGGTGGGCGAAGAAGCCCAGCAGCCAGCGGGTTAATGCCTCGTCGCCTCTGCACACGTTCTTGCGCGTGTGTTCAATGAAGGCGGCGAGGGCTTTTTGGTGGGCCGGGTTTGGCTTCTCGTTGCGCGGCCAGGGTTCCACGCTGAAGCCACGCCACAGGTTATAGAAACGGGTCGGCACCTTGCCGCCGGGTGCGAACACCAAGCCGTCGTAGGAACGCCGCTGCGGCCAGTCCAGCCACGCCTGCGCGATCGGCAGCTGCTTCTTGCCAGACGGCATATAAATGCCGGGGAACTTAGTCTTGAAGGTTCCGGGCGACAGGTACTTTGTAACCGGCTTGCCGTTCTCGTCGGTCGTTTCGTGCAGAATGGCGTAGTCGCCACCGATCAGGACGTATGCGTACTCGGCGTTGAGTTGTTTGAACGGGTGCAATGTTTCCGGTTCGGCGTCAGTGGGAACGATCGTTCCCGATTTGGGTACTGGGGCGAACTGCGCTTCCGGCGCGGCACTGCCCGGTGCTTCGCGGCCGTAGCGGTAGGCGCTGCGGACTACGTGCTTTATCTCGGCCCACGCAAGCGGGGGGCTACACGACCAGTTGGTTTGCAGTAGCTCGATTGCCCGGTTTTCGGTGACGCCGAAGTCTTTCAGCTTGGCGGCGGCCGCGAACCCCTTGTGGTTACGCTCGCCTTCGCCGGCCGGCGGCAGCGCCGCCAGGTAGTCCAGCGCCCGGCGGTCGGCACGGTCGGCGTCTATTTCTACTGCAGGCGCCTTGGCGACGGATGGACCACCATCCCTGCCGGCGGTGCCGCACTTTTCAATGAGCCAGGCGGGGGCGTCGAGCACGAGGCCGTCATTCGCGGATACATAGCCACCGTTATCCGTGAGGCTTCCAGGACCAACGACATAGCCACCTCGAGAACGGACATCGACACCCTCCCCCAATACGCCTGCGCCCTGCTTGACTGGCACATCGACCCGATAGAACAGGTGGCATCCACCAGTAGGAGTGCGGGTCTCGCGAGTAATAGGTAGTACCAGACCTTCAGCTTTAAGCTGAGCAACCGTATCGTCACCATGTTTGTCACCTTTGTTGTCCACATCGACTACCAGGAGCGCGCTGTCGTCCTGATAGCGCGTTGTTGAAATCGCAATGTTAAAGTCCTGCAAAGTACCCATGACCGGGCACGTCCACCAGCGGCGGATCTGCTCGGGATCGCGGGTGGCGCGATTCGGGTAGTCGTCGATATGCGGCAGCTTGCTGCCCGGGATCAGCGGGAAAACGTGGAAGCCTTCCGCAGCGAGGGCGAGGGCGTGGTCGAGTTTACTGCTCATCGTAATACCGCCCCATTTTATCCAGTTTGACTTGCAACTGTCTGTAATAGTTATCGCGATGCTCCGCGTTACACCACCGTTGCCCGACCGGCAGCGATTCTTCGCAGCCTTCATCGAGGCAGTGACCGGTCGGCGCAGGGCCATTCGGCTTGCGCAGCTTCAGGGCTTGATCCCGCAACTCTTCTTCCCACTCGGTTGCTTCGTCAGTGATGTCAGCCATAGCTATTTCCTGTACCTCTTGCCTCTCCACATTTCCACCGCCAGCGGCAACCCGGCCGTGTAGGGGGGTGCTTCGGACATCAGTTCCTTAAACTTGGCTTCCACTTCCGGTCCCGAGATTTCTGGAATCTCGACCACCGCTTCATCGTGTACGTGCATCACGATGTCGTACAACGCGGCGTCCAGCCGCAGCATCGCGTCCACCAGCAGATCCCGCGCGAACGCCTGGGTATTGTTTTCGGCGAACTTCCCGCCGTAGCTGGACACGCGCTGCCAATCGCCGTGCGCGGCTGGGTCGGGGATGATCTTGTCCTTGGCGGCGCCGCTAGACGACACAACCTTCATGTAGGTAACGGCGTCTTTCAGATCGCCCCAGGGGGTTTCTACTTCGAGAATCTTTGGGTACGGGTAGCAGATCGCACGATTGGAGGGCAGGCCGCACCACAGGAATGAGCCGACTTTCTTGTATCGAACCTCACGGCTCGCTGTTCGCGAGGACGTGTCCGAGCCTTTGGCGCCGGCCGTGAATACCTTGCCGGGATTAAGCACCGCCGACATGGCGGCGTTCTCGCAGTCCGCCCAATACTTGACGATCATCGGGTGCGCCGCGCGCCACTCGTTCTTGGCGTCGTTGATCTGGTCGTCGGTCAGCCCGAGATCGAGATGCAAACTGGTTTCCATCTGGCGGAACGCACCGAGCCCGCCCTGGTAGCCGAGCGACAACTCAGACACTTTGCCCAGCATGTACTCGGGGCTTGCCTTCGTGTACATATCCGGCGTGGTGTGCTTAATCTTTGCTGCGGCGATCAGATACACTTTAGGGCCGGTGCCAGCGTTCTGTTCGCGTATGGCCTGAAGTTTCCACTCTTCACCGGCGAGGAACGGCAGCACCGCGTTCTCAACGCCCACGAAATCCCCGGCCAGCAGGTCGTGCCCCGGCGAGGCCGTTATCATTCCGCGCAGGCAGTCGGCGGCCACGCTCATCGGCGCGCCGTAGAGAAGGTCCAGCTTGTCACGTTCGCCTTTCTGGATCAGCTCGATCGCGGCTTCGACTTCGGCCGGCGTCAGGGTAGGACGCGGGAAGTTGTCTGGCTGAATGGTGCGGCCCGCCCATCGGCCGGTGCCGGCCCCGTGGTACTGCTTGGTGCCGCGCACGCGGCCATCGGGGCCGGCAGCCGATAGGATCTTGTTCAGCTTTGCGGTGGACGAACGGCCGGCTTCCTTGCGAATGTTGAGGACAGTGCGGACAGCGTCGGGCAACTCCCCGCCGAGTGCGTCGAGCACGTCGGCCTTAGCCAAACCGTCGATCGCCACGCCCTGAGATCGCACCCATTTCGTGATGCGAGCCACCTCAGTTGTGAATCCAACGACGCTGTCAGTTGCTCCGCGAATGTCTCGATTGAGTCTGTCTTGTTCATGTAGCACCATCTCCGAGGCCGCCTTGACGGCCGGTAAGTCCACCTGGATACCGCGGCGGTTGATCTTGTAATCCAGCTGCCAGACGCGGCGCTCTTTCTTCGAGAGGGGCACAAGTCGCTTGTACAGCTCGCGCTCGACTTCCACGTCCTGCCGGCAATACTCGTACAGGCGGGCGAGCTTGTCGGGTTCGTCGTGCCAAATAATTTCTTCGTATCCGGTAGCGCCGTTGTGTTTCGGAACGTGCCGCCGTATTTCCTTCGGCGCGCGCATCTGAAGCATCAGCCGGTGGCCGGCCATATCCTTCTGCTGCTTGATACCAACAGCCGCGGCGGCGCGTTCAAGCGAGCCCGGAATCGCCATCGCGTAGGCCAGGGCTTGCGTGCACTCGCACTGCTCCGGCTTCAATTCCGGCCAGCCGTAGCGCGGGACCATGACGTTGTTCCAGATCTCCAGCTCGAACGCGGCGTTGTGGGCGACGACGGTGCCCCCGCCGCGCACGTATTCGGCGACACTGGACATTAAATTAAAGCCGTCACCAGCCATTGCCAGCCATATCGGACCGTCGCCAAGCGAGTACGCCATGCACCACACATCGGTCGAAGGATCGCGCGCGTAGTTATCCAGGCCGACTTCTTTCAGGTCGGCGGCGCTGCGCGTTTCAAAGTCAATGTGAAGTATGGTCATCTCAGTATGTGAACCAGCTGGCTATGCGCGCAGCGCTCGCACTGCTTCCACGCGATAGTGGCGGCATATTCAAATCCATCACCCACAAAATTCTGTTGGTGCCATTGCCAGCGGTGCCAGCCAAGAAAACATAGGGCGCGGAAAAGCGTTTTCACACCTTCACCTTCCCGAATCTCCGCTTGAGATAATTAATCGACAGCGCCATCTCATCGAACCGGCCGTCGATTACCTCGTGCAGCATGAACATGCCGCGCCAGTGGCCGTTGGTGAACGGCGACAGGTAATCGTAGGAATGCTGATAAAAGCTGCCGGATATAATTGCCGTCATGTGCGAGCCGTCCGCGCGCCGGCTGTAGGCGATCTCGCGGCCCTGCTGGTGGCCGGCGAACGCGCTCATGTGCAGCTTGCGCAGCAGCGCCGGGGCTGACGAGATTGGTTTACCCATGACGCCCGAGGGAAAGTAGTGACAGAACGCCACGCCGCCAACGCTTACCGGTTGCAAAAACTGGTGCTGCCGCCAGCCGTAGTCGGCCAGCTTTAGATCAGCTTTGGAAATCAGCCCCTCAAGTTTTGGGTCTTCGATCGTCGCGCGTTCGATGTGGTCTTCGTGGTTGCCTTCGGTGAACTCCAAATATGGGTTCCAGCCGCCAACCTTGGCGATTGGCGTCATCAGCAACTCCATGCCACGGTGGAACGCGGCGATGTCCTTGGTATATCGCCGGCCTTCAAAGTGCCTGGTGCCGCGCTCAAAGTGCGACAGCGACGGAAAATCACCGAAGTCTCCGATGCAGAAAATCACGTCGGGCTGCTTTACAGCCAGGTACTTGCCGGCCCATTCAAGGTGGCCCATCTCCACGCCGTGCATGACCTGCGCGTCAGTGACCACCGCGATCTTTAACCCGTGCCGGGGAACTTTAATGCCAAGGTCTTTAACGACATCTATTGCCATGTTGTGCTGCGAAGACACCGACGACGGGCCATCGCCCTTGACACGGCGCCAATACGCCCGGTCATTGGCGCGCTTCTTCGTGATGTCTTTATATGGCATTCACTACCCCTTATTTTTTAGAGAGGGCTGCGGCCCGTCGTCGGGTTCGGTATCTAGAAACTACCCGCTACTAGCTGTAAGGGGCTCGCCCCAGCATTGCTGCCCCGCAGCCCTCTCGAAAAATGTCTCCCCCGAAGGGGAGACGCAAGTTACTACCCACAGGAGACTCTTAGTTCAGCAGGTCCATTGCACCGCCTTCACTGGCGGCTTGCTCCATCACGGCACCGGCAACCGGCTCGAACTCATCCTGCGCCTTGAGACGGCCGGACAGCGGCTCGCCGTCGCGCAGCTTCTGGATATTTTGCAGGCCAAGGCCGACACCGCGATTACCGGCAGCGTCGTAGGCATACACACGCAACGTGGCGCGGACGTAGACGCCGGAATAAAACTCCGACTCGTCGATGATGTCGTTATTGCCGCCGTCCACCAGGCCCGGCTTCTGTTTGCTCGAAGCGTTGAACCAGACGGCGCCCGCTTCGTATCCGTCGAAGGTCTTCTCGCCTTGGTCACGGAACGGCATGCGCAGGTTGGCGGGTTTCTTGGCGCCCCACTTGTCCGCGATTGCCTTGTTGATCGCTGCCTTAATCTTGGCGACGAACACCTCGTACTCTTTCTTGTAGGCGGGCGCCATCTTGTCCGGGTGCGGGAACAGGCACGCCAGGCTGTACTTCGCCTCGGCAGCCGGATTCGCCGGGTTGGCCTGCGGACGGAACACGTGCGCAAAGCTGGCCCGGAACTCCGGGGTCATAATATTTTCGCTTTCAGCCATCGGTAATTTTCCTCAATCAGAAAGTTAAGCTTCGGTTTTCTCCTGCGGGCGAGGGAGCGGCCGCATCGCCAGTCGGCCAGAAAAAATCCTGGCGTCTGGTCGTTCAGCCGGGTCTGAAAAATCCGGCTTGCGTACCGTTCCTTCTCTGCTCGCTACGTATTCCGCGAAGGCTTTGCATGCCCACTCGTTTACCGCGCAGGTGTGCCGCCTCGCGCATTTGAACTCATCGCACGGTGGCGCCGGCTGCGCCTGAATCTCGTCAACCAGAGATTCAAATTCAAAGGCGCGAATGCCGCGCTTTGCCCGGCCGCCGGCGGTGCCGTTATCGGCCATGCCTGGCCAGTTCCTTGTCGCCTTGGTGGGGCGCGTACTTGCTGGTAGCGCCGATGAACCGAAGCCGGCGAACATTGTTCTGATAAACCGCAACCAAAAAGTCTAGGTCGTTCGGGGCCGGCTGCCCCAGCTTCGCGGCTACGTCCTGCTTGGCTTTGTGCTGCACGGCCAAGCGCCGCTTAACGGTTTCCAGGTCGTGAATCGAGTACGTGTTCCAGCCAGTAGTTTTGGCTGCCTCGATCTTGCGCTCGGCTCGACGCAGGCTGCCTTTGCTAATCCGCATTTTTGAAATCCTCCTGCGCACTACGCTTGACGGCTTCGCCCGGCTCGCTTTCAGGTACGAGTTTCGTACCGCTTGAAACCTTCTCGCAGATGGAATCGACCACGGCCAGCTTGTCGGCGTTCTTCTTGGCCTTGCCGATAACCTTCTCGATTTGCGCGGGGCTTTTTACTTCGCGCGGCTCGTAGATGTCGGACTCGGCAAGCCCGACCGTAACGCACAGCTCGTACTCAAGCCTCGCATCGTCCACGTTCCACTTGCGGGTTGGGCGGGTAGCCACTACCTTGAAGCCGGCGGCCCCGCGGCCGCGCAGCCCTTCCTGGTGCGCGAATTCAATCACCGTATTCGCCCACGCTTTGATTCTCAGTGCTTCTTTGACGGCTTCACCGAGTACAACCGAGTCATACGGTGCGGCGTTTGAGAATTCCATCTTGGCGGCCTCCTGGGCGCGGGCTTTGGCTTCCGGGCACAACGCAGCGGCCGGGCACCAGTGGCAGTGCTCGCCTAGTTTGAGCGGGGCTTCCGGGTCTTCGGTGCGACGCACGGCGTCCATCAAGTCGGCCTCGAAGTCCAGCAGCTCAACCGCCTTAAAACGGTACCGGCGTACCTGGCCGCCTTCGTGCGGGCAACGTGGCTGCACGATGACCAGCTCGACCTCGGCGATTGGTTTCTTGTAGGACAGCAGGGCCCCCAGGGCGTAATACTTGAGCTGGACGTTGTTATCCACGTCCACGGCCACGCCGGCGCCGTGCTTGTAGTCGTACACGCGCATCAGCTTCTTACCCGGCCACACTTGCACGCAGTCGGCGGTGCCGAACAACTGCGGGTGCAGTTCTTTCAGGTGGAACTTGTGCTCGACCAGACGGATCGGCGCGTTGCCTTCGTCTTCGGTAGCGTCGCCGCGCACGGCGTCAAGATAAACCTGCACGGCCTCAACCATGTCGTCGGTAATCTCGCCCTTGTGGCCGTCGTGCTGCCAGAATCCAGTCGTTTGCGCGGCATCCGTACCGTGATCGAGGCAGTCGGCACCAATCTCGTGCGCGGCGCTGCCTTCGGCGGCGTAGAAGCTGGACGTGGACTCAAGCCCGGCGCTCAGCCGCACCGAGCCGGGGCATTCGGACCAGCGGTGCATCGAGCTGGCGCCGAGTTTGGAATGCGCGGGGAGGGCGGTCATGCCGCACCCCGGCCGCAGTGCGGGCATCTGCCGGACTTCTTACATTCAAGCGCGACGAGTTGCGCGATCTCATCCACAGCGCGCGGTTCGCACTCGGTGATGACTTGCCCGCCACCGAAGCTACCGATTACTCTGACCTTGTGCCGCCCGAGCCGTGTTATGTTCATATAGACCCCGTATTTTTTGCTCACGAAATTGCCTCCAAGGCGCCCATGGTTGCTTGCGGTACGGCGCGGCACTGCCCGGATAGGTCTACCGCCGCAAGCCCGTCGCCGCAGGCAACCGGCACCGGCCCTGGCCCCGGCTCTGGCATAGATACCGTACCGCTTGGTGATCCGCACCCGGCAAGCACTACCGCCAGCAGCAGCGGCGCCCCATGCCACAACCAGAAGTGATTCATGCTATTTTTGGCCCCGGTGTATACGGAATGCCGGAGAAGCCGTACATGCGGAAGGCTTCCAGTTCACGCCGGAACATGTCCGTTATACCGCTGCCACCGAGGGTAGCTACCTCGGCGCATTTCTTATCCTGGTAGCGGCGTACGACGCGGTGCTTGGTGTCGATACAAAGAAGCCGGCGAGGGCGGTGGTTAATCATTCCGGCTGGCTCAGGTCTTCACACATCACGACGAAGCCCCTGTACTGCTCGGACTTCAGCTCGCCGATGCGGGCTACCTTGAACTCGGCCAGCGCGGCCTTGGCGGCGTCGCGGCCCTTGACATCGAACAGGGCGGACAGGGCGGCGCGGCAGTCTTCGATGCCGTATTCCTTTTCCTTGGCCGGGGCGGTCTTCTTGGGGCGCCCGGGTTTCTTTTTCTCAACGGCAGGCACCGGACTGGTGCCACAATCCTCTTCAAGATCGCCCTTGGCGGACCCGACTGCCGGCTCGGCTGCTGGAACTACTACTGCGGGTTCCTTCGCAGATCCTGCCCGGGGACGCCCGGCAATCAGGTCCGCCAAAAACTCTTGCGCCTCTTCAACCGTCTTGAAATCGAACGTCAGCAGCATTTCTTTTTCTCCGTTGCAGTGTGTTGTCAGAATAAAATCGCGTTGCCATAATGTCAACACGTTACCCAAACAGATTGCTAAAATCCCGCGTCTTGCGGCGCACCACGCGCTGGATTTGTTCGTCCAGCGAGCCGGCCATGCCGACGAATCGCACCGTAACCCGGCGATCCTGATTGATATTTTGCAGCCGCATGGCGGCTTGGGCATTCTCGCCTGGCACCCATGAGGACTCGACGAACAGCGCATTTGAGGCGACGGACAGGTCTATCGCGGTACCTGCAGCGAGTATCTGCCCAATGAACACCCGGCAGCGCGGGTCGTCTTTGAATGTCCGCAAGGCCTGCTCGCGTTGGCGCGGCGTGTCGCCGCCGGCGACCGATACCGGACTGAAACCCATCAGCGCACGCTTGAGGCCTTCCAGCACCTCGCGGTGATAGGTGAACAGGACAATCTTGTCCATGTTCTCGTCCAGCTCGGCGCGCACCAGATAGGCCACCTGGCCGACCTTGGCAAGCCCAGTGTACCGGCGCAGGGTCGCCACGGCGGGCGCCTGCATCTCGAGGGCAGCCATAGGGTCGGGCGCGTTGAGCGCGTCGCGCAGGGCGGGGCAGTCAAGCGGGCCGGCTTCGCGCGGCAGTTCTATCGTGTAGTCGGACAATTCGATCGGGGGCAGTTCAGGGGCAATCTCGGCGAATTTGCGGCGTAGCATGAAGCCAGCCATCAGTTCCTTCAGCTTCTCGTGGTTCTTAGAGCCGCGGATCTGCGTGCCATACGGGCCCTGGAACACAACACAAAACTCACGCAGAAAATCTTCATATGTGCCCGCGTAGAGCCCGCACACGTACAGCATTTGCCACAGCTCCCCGTAGTGGTTCACCGCCGGTGTGCCAGACAGGAACCACGCGAACGTAGCGCGATGAATCAGCCCGCCCTTGCCCAGTATTATCTTCGTGCGGCCGGCCTCACAGCGGCGCAAGTAGTGGGACTCGTCGAGAATAACCAGATCCCAATACTCGTCGGCTACCTGGGCGGCGAGATCGTAGGACGTGACGACAATAGAGCCAAGACGCGGCTCACTGCGGCGCAGCGCAATCTGCGGGCGGCGGCCAAGGTGCTCTTGTATATTGCGCGCCCAATTGAACCGCGCGACGGCCGGGCAGACCACAAGAATATCCTCGGCTTCGATATGCCGGGCGGCCTCGAGCGCGGTCAGCGTCTTCCCGACGCGCATCTCGTCAGCCAGCAGCGCGTGCCTTTTCTTGGCAAGCCAGGCCGCGCCGGATACTTGGTGGGGTTTTAGCGCGGGAATAATGAACTCGGTCATTATGTTTAACGCTCGTCCATCGCGGCGTCTATGGCTTCTCGTGCTGAGTTTCGCCACTTGTTCTTCTCAATCCAGAATGAAGTTGAA